AAATGTAACATAGTGTTTTTATCGCTTGAAATGGATTATATACAAAGATATCCGGTTGGTTCTGATATAGCTATTGAGCAAGCGAAGATATATCATGATGCACACGTTTGCCAGCACAGGGCAGACAACGACATCATTGATGTCTGTCAATATTGCGGTGAAGAAATAGGGCGCTGGGACGTTGAATACGTCACCAATTTCCCAACGGGGTCCGACATGGCCCGGGAGCAAGCTGAGAAGGAACATTGGTCTTTATGTCCAGTCCAGCAGGACAATGCTTGGAAGGACTGGAGGGATGATGTTGGTGCATTGCTGGGAGAAACACCACGGCAATTGTTAGAGAGACTGAGACTCGAAGGATGGAGTCGTAACAGGTTATTAGATGTCCCGACTCCGCCAAACAGATACCGTAACGGAGTAGATCACGGTTGGGAGGAAGAGATTGATAGTTTTTGGTCTCTAACCGATTATCGGTTTTAATCAGGCTGCTAATAAATAAATAAAGGAGTATAGGAATGGAAACGAGCTTGATCGTATCATCTGGCCAGTATGAGACATCCGCAATTACCGTCATCGTTAAGCATA